CAACACTTGGGCAGACGTGCTCAACCGTGCTGGTCTGGGAATGGAAGTTATGCACGAGCGTAACGCCCACAACTTCCCTCTGGACCTGGCTGCTGTCGAGAACACTCCTGTTGCTCTCACTGCTCCTGCCATTGGTTGATAACAGAATAACAATATAAAGAACTGGGGTGGTAACACCCCTTTCTTTGTCTCAAAACAACTTAACAAAACTTCAAAATGACTGCATCACTTTCACGACCTATTCAACAAAGGGGGTGGTTCGATGTTCTCGATGATTGGCTTAAGCGTGATAGGTTTGTTTTTGTCGGTTGGTCTGGCCTTCTCCTTTTCCCTACAGCTTATCTCGCTCTTGGCGGTTGGCTTACAGGAACCACCTTTGTTACCAGTTGGTACACCCATGGCCTGGCGAGTTCATACCTTGAGGGTGCTAACTTTCTCACTGCTGCTGTTTCTACTCCTGCTGATGCTTTCGGACATAGCCTCCTTCTTTTATGGGGCCCAGAGGCTCAGGGAGATATCGTCCGCTGGTTCCAACTTGGGGGACTCTGGCCTTTTGTGGCATTCCACGGAGCCTTTGCTCTCATAGGATTCATGCTTCGGCAGTTTGAAATTGCACGTCTCGTCGGAATCCGTCCCTACAATGCGATCGCTTTTTCTGGTCCTATCGCTGTATTTGTCAGTGTATTTCTCATCTACGCTCTCGGACAATCGAGTTGGTTCTTTGCGCCATCGTTTGGTGTGGCTGCAATTTTTAGGTTCCTCCTCTTCCTCCAGGGTTTCCACAACTGGACGCTTAACCCGTTCCACATGATGGGAGTCGCTGGAATTCTGGGTGGAGCACTCCTCTCAGCAATCCACGGCGTAACAGTCGAGAACACACTGTACGAAGACAGTGACCAAGCAAACACCTTCAAAGCCTTTGACTCCACACAGGAGGAAGAGACTTATTCAATGGTTACTGCCAACAGATTCTGGTCACAGATCTTCGGCATTGCCTTCAGCAACAAACGCTGGTTGCACTTCTTCATGTTGTTTGTTCCAGTGATGGGTCTTTGGACTTCTTCCATCGGCATCATCGGTCTGGCACTCAACCTCCGTGCTTACGACTTTGTGAGTCAGGAGATCAGAGCAGCAGAAGATCCAGAGTTTGAAACCTTCTACACCAAGAACATCTTGTTGAATGAGGGTCTCAGAAACTGGTTGGCACCAGTCGATCAACCACACGAGAACTTTGTGTTCCCTGAGGAAGTTCTTCCAAGAGGAAACGCTCTGTGAATTATCTTGCTCCAGTTTATTTCACTTGCTTTGCGCTCATCGCTGGCGCTGCCTTTGCGATGATGTGGGGTAACATCAAATCAATTAATGATGAGATGAACAAACCTCAACCTAAACGTCATCCAGAGGCACCACAACCTGGGGAGGAAGTTTTATATGTTGACTTTTCAAAGTGACACCGTTTTCTTGGCAATGTTATTATTCAGCATTGCCTTCGGTGTTTTACTCTTTGTGTTATCGATATTACAAAATAAATAAAGTTCCATTCGGGGGGTCAGACGACCCTCTTTTTTATGTCATGACAGAACCTCATCTCTCCTGGTACCGACTCCATGAATTTGCCAGAGATCTTGGCAAGTATAAGATCAGTCATAAAACTGTCACAAACAAGACTGATCAATCGGAACAGATTGTGATAGAGTATAACCATCGTGTTAAAGACAAACCTTGATGGATTACTCTGAATATCTTGAGAAGAAACGTGGAGTTTCTGAGGCAAAACAAGCAGCAACACGCTGCTGGGCAGTTGTGATTGGTCACCTTATTCTTCCTCCTGTCTCCTCTCTTTACTACGCAGCGAAGACCAACTTCTGGAAACCCTTCTGGTGGGGCACAGGAGTCGCTGTGGCATGTGTTCCCTTGTCTCTTGTTGACATGGGCATTACAATGAGTATTGCTCCTCCTCTGACCTCTGGTGCCATTCTGGTGACCAATGCAAAGAGCAAGCGCCGTAAACTTGAGGTCTTTGACCCTGAGCAGGCAGATGCGATCGTTTACGAGCGATCCGCACATGCCCCTTCAGATCCTAATTGGAGAACTAAATGAAAGAAACCGTTATCAAGCGACTTGTTGATGCAGTCGAAGCACTCGGATGGGAAGTCGGTGATGACATTGTGGTTGAGGTTGGTGGGACTGCTGTCTCTGGCATTCACCAACCACCCACTGCTAATCCTCGCTGGTCCACACCATTCGGTGCTCGCAAGTACAATAAGGATGCGTTTATTGTAATTAAAAATCTTGACAGAGATCCATTCTCTCCCTCGCAACCAAATCCTGATTTGAAACAAGCACATGAGTACACAGGACCCAGCTCCGAAACTAATTGATGGAATCTTTGAAGTGGTTAAGGGCAGGTTTCTTTATCATTCTTTCGATAAAGAAGGTAAGGGACTTGTCTCTGGACTGACTGAGAATTCGGTTATTAGAATGACACACTTTTATCTAAAGGGACTCCAAGAAGGATGGCCCGAACCAGAAAAAACATTTGCAGGAACAGTTGGAGGAAAACTCTAAATATGGAAAAGAAGTTTCCTGTAGAACACGTTATCCTGGAAGACAAAAAAGAAGTTTGGATGAAAGGAAGTTACATCCTCTCTCTGGGTGCAACTGCCATCCAAAAGAAATACTTTCCAGGATACAAACTCTGCTTTGCTTCTCAAGAACATTTCGACAAACTTAAGAATCAATGACCTTCACAGTTTACTCGAAGGACAATTGTCCTTACTGCACCAAGGTTCAACAAGTTCTCCAGTTGGCAGAACTGCAGCATGTGATTTATAAACTGGACTCGGACTTCACCAGAGAACAATTCAAAAAAGAATTTGGATCTTCATCCACTTTCCCTCAAGTGGTGGTTGATGAAAAACTTCTCGGTGGATGTACCGAAACTATCAAATATCTCCAAGAAAACAATTTGGTCTAATGGAACAAGCAGAACTCTACACTCTATTTGGAACAGTTGAAGAGGCAATTGATTTTGCATTTGAAGGTAAGTATGTCTTGGACATGTATGCTTATTTGAAGAGTTCTAAAGCAACAAAGCGTGACACTGAGGCATTCATTAACAGTGACACCGCACATGAAATTAACAGTTTGATTCTAGATCTAGAAGAATATCTGGAGGGAGGAACAGACTCTGAGCATAAACAACTCAGAGAAGCTTATGGTTATCTTGGTAAACCAGAGGCAAGAAAGATCAAGAATTACCTTTACAAGATCCTTGAAGATGCCTGGAAGTATGAGCAAGAGCGAAGACCTGGAAGACGAAGAAAGGTTTCTAAATAACGATAACGAAGACGAACCGAAAGTTAATCGGGGAGTCGAGTTGATTTTAAGAAACAAAAACAGGAGAAGAGAGGAACCCAAAACTTTTCAGTTGAAGTTTGGGAAGATGTTATCTCTCTTCAAGAGGGAGATTCATTTTCTTATTGACTTCCAACTGGATTTCAAAAGGAAACGATCTTAGGAGAAAACAATGGAAGCACTGGCAATTACACTCACATTGTCTGTTGTAATGTCAATCATGTTCTTCCTGTTGGGGGGTATGATCGGTTGGTTGGCAAGAGATTATGTGTTTCGGAAGCAAACAGAATTTGTTCCAATTCATCCAGAGATGTTCGACGAGAACGGACAATTCATTCCCGAAGAGGTTATGTCAATCAGGTTTGAGAATCCAGAAGATTTTCATTATGATGACGAATAAACAAATCAACTTAAATCAACTAAACTGAACTTAGAGATTCTACAATTATGGCCACGACGACAAAAGATCTTGATGCGACTCCTAAGAGGAGAACACCTGCTAAAAAGACCACTGCTAAGAAAGCAGCACCAGCGACTCAGGCGGAAACTCCTCTGAAGAAACTTCCTCCCAACCCTTTCATGTCTGAGATCCTTGATCTTGCAAGCAAGCAAAGGACCAATGCCAAGAAGGTTGAAGTTCTGAAGACATATTCAACTGATGCTCTGAAAGCGATTCTGATTTGGAACTTTGACGAGAGTGTCATCTCTCTCTTGCCTGAGGGTGAAGTTCCTTATGAGAAGAATGATGTTCCCATTGGAACTGATCACACTTCGCTGAGGAAGGAATGGAAGAATCTGTATCACTTTATCAAAGGTGGTAACGATTCATTGTCTGGTCTCCGTCGTGAGAGCATGTTCATTCAGATGCTTGAGGGTCTTCATCCTCAGGAAGCAGATATTCTGTGCCTGGTAAAGGATAAGAATCTTGAGCGTCTTTACAAGATTCCTTTTGGTGTTGTTGAGGAAGCATTCCCCGACATCCAATGGGGTGGACGTAGTTAATGTCCATCATTGTCTTACATGAGAACTGTGACCCATCCTTAGCAAACGATCGAAGTCTTCCTTACACCGCTTATCTGGTGACTTATGAGAAGGATGGAAAAACTTGTTATGACATTA